AACTATTTTTAAAAAGAACCATAAATCTTGTAACACTCCGTACTTATTTATAAATGTTATTTTTCTGCCTGTTCCGTATTTAGTACAATCTATTCTTGTAATATTTAATTTTACACCCGTACTAGGAGTTGTCGATGTAACAGTTCCGTTAAAAGATTCAAAAGTTATTACTCCTGCATAGCTTATCATAGCGACTTTTCCTGAAACTCCGTCTGGCACAAACACATAAAAATCGTCATCAGCAACACCAGTTGATGGTCTCCTTTCTGCTAGTAACCATGTAGGGCTTGTTCTATTTTCAAAAGGCAAAACAGGATTTACACCATCAGTAAATAAACCGTATGCCTCCCAACCATCGCCGCCTATTGTAGTTATTGCAGCACCTACTGCCGAACCTCCTGCGTTTGGTTGATCAAAGAATTGAATAGTAGATGTAAAGGTTATTGAATGTTTGTTATAAGTAGTTCCATCAAAAACAATATCTAAGTAATCCCTAAGTAATTCAGCAATTTCAAACACAACCGTTACGTTTGTAGCTGCCTCTTTTACGATTGTATATACTGGATTCGTTTGTCCTGTAATATTTAGCAGTAATTTAGCTGATAGTATTCCAGTTGTTGTGCTGCTTGTTGAGGCATAAATCGGTGTTCTAAGTGCGTAATTTGTTGGCATAGTTTATTTCTTTTGTCCCAGTATTATTGCGTTCTCTATGTCTAAAGCGAATGAAGAGGCAAGATCAGGGTTTAATTTTTTTAATCCTTTATAAAATGGCTTTGTAAAAAAGTAATTCGGCTTTAAACCTTGAGCGAATATGCTCCTTTGTAAAGCGAAGCCCATACTTTTATTGTTCCCTTTTGCGTATTGACCTTTGGCGTTTCTAAATCTTATGTTTTTAGACTTTGCCCAGTCAGCTAATATCTGCATTGGAGGCATTTTTCTTTTGTAACTAAATTTACTTCTCGGTGCTTTCTGAACACCTCCCTTAATTAGAGACGGGTTTGCGCCCTTAACTCCCTCATCGACATATATTCCGTAGTCCTCCATTAGAAAGTTCAGTAGAAATAGGTCTGGATCGGTTTCTAGGGTATATTTAACTGAATCGTATAATGCGCCAGATCCCTTTCCATCTTTAGACAGATTAGATTTTGATTGTTGCACTACATATTTTGCGTATTTATTTAAAACATCTTCTATATTTAAAAAGTCCATTAGCAAATGTATATGTCGTTATAAATCATGATGGTCATACTAGCAGACCAACCTGCTAACTGATTCTCGAATCGATCATAAAAAGGTGTCAAGGTAGGATTACCGTCTAGCTGATACATATCAGTATAAAGAGTGCCCATTCTAAGTCGTTGCGTTAATCTGTTTAGTACTGCTAGTTGCGTATTTAGAATATCTTGCACATCGTTATTGCCTTTAAATCTGTCAACAGTAAATTCCTTAGCCTGATCTACAATATCACAAGCTAATACTGTAATGTTAAACCTCAGCACTTGCTCTTCGTCTATTACGCTGTCAATGATAATATGCCCTAAAGGAAAAATATCCTGTTTGTTTAGGTTGACGTCTGTTAGATCTCCAGTCGTTACAGTATTAATGTTTACGTCTTGAAGTAGCTCTGTCTTTATTGTTTCCGTTAATTGGTAGAAACCTCTTACACCTTGATTTGCCATTATTTAAAGTTCTTTTTTATTTGTTTTGCTTCTAGCTCTTGTTTTTCTTTTGTGTATTCTAAAGCATATAAGCATCCATGTAGGTTTAATTTAGTGATATGTTCAAGTCTTGTAATATCTCCTTGAGCGAGTCCTGAGAAAAGGCTTTGATACCATCCCCATTTTTTTGAAAAATTTGATGATGCATCGAGCTGTCCCTCCTGTTCTCTTCCAAATAATCCATCATAACTTTCGATAAGTCGATCCCTAAATTGTGTAAAAAAAAAACTGCACCTAAAACGACATCAATACTAATATCAGTTAACTTGTCTTTTGTTTCAAGGTCGTATTCTTTAATCAAATACTTGTCGCCTATCTTTTCGGATATTGGTCTGAATAAGACATTCATAGCCACTAGCATGTTGTCCCAGTCTCCGATATTTGTATCAAGATCGATATACTCTCCTAATGACATATCGTCTAGCTGAGGGATTAATCCGTATTCAATACCTCCTGTTTTAAAGGTTCTTATTAGAGTCGGCTTTACATCAAACATTTTGTTTAGTATTCCAACAATCCTGTCTGCATCAAAGACCTTTAAAAGCCTTACTGTCTTCGCATCTAAATTGCAAAAGATCTCGATCATTTTACATTGCAGAAAATAGTTGTCAGTATTATTTTTCTGAATTTTCAGATATTTTTGATACTGCTTTAGCGTGATTTCGCCTAAGTTGTTTGGTATTAGTAATGAACCTTTCATATATATATAACGTATTTTTTGATAAACTTTGTGTTAATGTTCCAATTAAAAAAAAGGCAGCCATTTCTGACCACCCTTATTAGATGTAAGTTTTCCCAAGTTATTCTTACATCATGTCTGCTTCGAAACAACCGTTACTGCAGTACGTTCTATCTTCATGCATCGGCTTCTCGCAATGTGAGCAAGTGTATTCTGGCTGCTCGTGTGGATTTAAATAGTCGTCCCAACTCATATCTTAAATAATTTAGCGATTTCTAATATTTCTTTTTTGTCTTCTGTTTGATTATATGCCTCTAGTTGTAAAAGCCTATATAAATAATTACTGTCTGCTTCTGTAATTTTAACTGTTCTCATATATCAAATATTATACTGATTAATGTTCTGACTATAAAATAAGTAGGGAATAAAATCAAAAATATAATTTGTGCTTTTTTAAACTGTCTACCTAATTTAGCTGCTCTTGTATGTTTTCTCATGTTACTTTATGTTAGTTTATGTTATTTACGATCTAATTAAAGTTAAATCTAATTGATCCGCTACATAATTGATGTGCTTCTGCGTCGTTTGTGACCAATAACCTAATTGTATTAGATCGTTGTTTTCTATAGTCGCTACGTGCGTCGTATAGCTCCAGACTTGGTTTCCTTGAATACTTAAGTTTTGCTTGTACTTGTCTAATTTTCTCATTTGTTCCGTTTTTTTAAGGTTAAATTATATATATCTTTCTAAATTTAAATCTCTAAATAAAGAGTTAAAAACTCTTCTATCTTCTATTTTATTAGCCCTTCTAGTAATAGCGTTAATCTTTTTTATTATACCGTTTAAAGCGATTATAATGTCGTTTCTAGTGTCTCCAATAATTCCTACCCTCCATTTAACTCCGTCGATATTTAGGGTATCGCCTAGCTCTCTATCGAATTTAGACTCTAGATATTGTACTCCTACTATTTTCTCGTTTTCTAATTTGATTAAACCTAATTTCATTTGTTCTATTTATTTATTATTGATATTCAAAGATAACACTAATAAAGTTATAATACAAGAAATTTCATAACTATTTTTTAATGTATTGTATATGAGCCGAATCTAGGCTTGGATAATATAGAGTAAGTTGCATAGCGGCATGGATCGATTATATGATTGTGATCGTCAATAGGTGTATTAAGTAATGCACCAGTTTTATCTTCACGCCACTTATAGTTTCTAAACTCCGATATGGCATTAGACGATGAGGCTAGTATGTTAATCTTGTACCTCTTCAGTAAATCTATTCCTGCATTAATCGAGTCTTTACCTTTTAGACTTGGAAATATATTATGCCCCATACGTCTTAACTCGCTGATCAGTCTAGGCTCTGCGCTATCTGCGTATATAGGTTTACTGCTTAGCTCTTCACTTAGCAAGAACTTATGTATGTCAGTAGTCGTCATAGCGGTTCGATATAGATGCTCTTTTACATAAAGGTTTATGTCTTTAGTATATACTGAAACAAGCGTACTAGGATCGTTCGTGTAGCCAAAATCCATTCCGTATGCGACAAGCTCTGCGTCTTCAGGTATATGAGTAACCTCAGCATATCGAAATACAGTACTCCGACTTGCAGCTCTTTCGCCTAAGCCGTATATCTGCCAATACTGCTCGTCTGTATCTCTAAGTAGCTCGATCTCTTTTTTAATGGAATCTTCAACAAATGGATTATCTAAGTACGTTGTTTTAAAAAAGTCGCAGTCCTCTCTAGGCAATACCTTGTCATAGATCCAATGATATTCGTCTGATGGATTAAAGTCAATTACAATCCTTTCCTGAGTTCTAAATATTAGCTGCTGCCAGTCTTCAAAGTATAACTCGTTGGCTTCATTAATAAAAAGCAGATCCCTTTTACGTCCTCTAATCTTTTGCGGTTGATCAAGCGAAATGAACTCCACAAGATTACCAAACAGATAATACTCAGAATTAGACTTATTATGGAACTTCTCGCTGTAAAGGTTATGACCTTCTAGTATGCTCATAAAGTCTCTTAGAACGGTCGCACGTAAGCTAGGGAATGACTTACGGCATACGGTTATGACCTTATTATTATTATTAGTACAATACTCGAATATGATCCACAGTATTATATTATAGGTTTTGCCAGACCTTGTTCCGCCTTGTTCTACAATAATCTTCTTATCTGAAACCAATAAGTGATCATAAACAATGTTAGTCTTTATCTTTAGTTGATCCAATTATCTCAATTTGAAAGTTAGTCGGCATTCCTTCAACACCTGTAATTTCTTGACGTTCTACATAACCTCTGTTCTTGCCCTTAGTCTTTAAGTAAAAGATAGTTGCTGAGGTGTTATTGTCTGATATTTGTTTATGGAGCTTACTCTCTGCGAAGTCTAAAGCTACGTTTTCAATATCGGAAACCTCAGCGGCAAAGACCTCATCTTCTTTTAGCCATTTATAGTATGTGCTTCTAGGAATGTCAGCCTCCCTACATGCTACGGTTACAACGCCTAAACTCTGCTCAAGCGATTTCAGTAAGCTCTCCTTTTTTATGTGTCTACTTTCGTCCATTGTTTTATTTTTTAGTTTCTCCTTTTATTAATATTAATAGTAATAATGCTGCGCAAATTAGCGTGATGCTATAT